ACCTGGAACATGGAACAAGCAAAATGGCAGCCCGTCCTTATGTTGAAAAAATCAAAGAAACTGCAATGCCGGAGATTCTGGCATTGTTCTCGGAGTTAGGAGGGTAAATGTTACTGACTGAAGAAACAAAGAAAGTTATAAATCTTGCTGAAATCGGAAGGGGCTCTCTTATTTCGGCAAAAAATAAAACCTGGGATAAAGCGCAGTCCGGAATAGTGACAGAAGCAACTGCTGACACCATCACAGTTTTATTCCTGCCAGAAACACAGAATATCCAGAATCATTTCGTGATCCAGGCTGAGGCTATTAAAAAAGGAATGTGGACTATCAGATATTCCTCTGACGGAATGGAAACGGTAAATGTGCATGAGGGGAGTGTAGAAGATGGATCTGAATCAGTTGCTGTATAGAAGATTATCTCAGGACAACCTTCTGAACGGGACCCTGGCCAAGTACGCAGATAAGCCAGCTATCTTTAATACAGAGTTTCCTACTGATCAGCAGGAAGGATGGAATGGAAAAAACCAGTATCCGAGGATTTCTTACGTCTTCAACAAACAGGTGGATACAAAGCGGTCTTCATCTGGCCAGCTTACTGTCGCATTGTACGACATCATGGATCCGCTTGAAGTAGAGAAGATGGAAGTTGCTATCAGGAATTGTCTTCAGGACGTGGTGATGAAACCGGAAAGGGAGGCACCTATGTGCTTTGCATGGGCCAGAAGCGAACCTTACATCCTGGAAGGAAACGCAGTGCTGTGCAAAGAAATTGCGTTCGATATTCTGGAATACCCCGCGCAGGAAACTACGGATCCCGATCCTGTTATGGCGTTGAACAGGTATATTAAGAATCTTTTCCCAGAATGCATAGTTTTTGGAATTGATGAGTTATCAGAATACACCATTCCGGCAGATACTCCTGTTTTCTATTCTGGACTGAAATCAATTGACAGCACAGATGGTCATTGTAGGAGTAGCTTGTCGTGGTTCAATGCGGTTATTTCGGTGCATCTCCTGTGTCCGAAACCGTCAATGCGGTTGAAGATGATGGCCGCACTTCACCAGAGCTTAGCGAAGGATGAAGAGATCATCATGTTTGATGATTCCCCAATGGCCGTGAAAGCTCTGAAAATGAACAACAATGCTGATTACCTTAGAGAGGGGCAGATGTCTCTGACAGGGTATTATGCGTGCTTAAAAGACGCATTTAAACAGCCTGGTATATCAGGCGTAACAATCAACGATCTTACATGAAAGGAGTAAGCAATGGCAGAAAAAGATATCAAGAAGACACCGGCTGCGACACAAACAGTACAGCCGTCCGCTGACAAGTACACCATTCAGGAACTTGAATATGCAAGCGCAAAAGTGTTTGGAGTTCCTCGCGAATGCGCAGTAGCAGCCTTTAAGGGTTGCAAAAAAACAGAAATGACTGTTGCGGAAGCGAAACAGATCATTGATAGATTCATGAAAAAGGAGGTCGAATAAATGGCAGGTTATTTTTCTCTTGGAGAAAACAAAATCCGTCCCGGTGCATACTTCAATGTGCAGAAAAGAGGGGACGAAACAAACTTTGGAGCAATTGATGGTGTTGTAGCAGTGCTTTTCAAGTCTTCGATCGGACCACTTGGAAAAGCTACAGTTCTTCCGGCATCTGAAGGATATGAAAATACCTTTGGTACTGGAGGCACCACAGATGCATTAAGAGAAGCGTTCTATGGAGGCGCTGTCAAACTTATCGCTGTTCGAGTAGGAAACGGTGGTACGGTTGGCAGCGCCTCTCTTGCTTGTGCAACAGGCAAGGCAAAGCTTTCAACAAAATATCCAAGCGGTGCAAAATTTACAGCAACAATCAGAGAGAAGCTTGGCGATTCCTCAAAGAAGGAGTGCATCGTATATCTGGATGGCTCTGAGTTCGAAAAGGTAACATTTGCAGCAGGAGCAGAAGAAGCTACTGCGCTGAAAGAAGCATTTGCTTCCTCAAAGAACTTTGTAGTTGATATTACTGATGCATCAGGAGCCGTTACAGCGGTTAGCCAGTCCGCTTTCGCAGATGGCGCAGATCCGACAGTAACAAACGCAGACTACAGTGCTGGATTAAAAGAAGTGGAGAAATACTTCTTCAACACCATTTGCGTTGATACAGAAGACGCCGCTGTCCATGCACTGGTAGCTGCATTCCTTGACAGAATTTATCTGGCAGGTTCTTTTGGAATGGCGATTGTTACTCCAAAACCTTCCTCTTCACTGGAAGACAGAATGACATCGATCTCAAGCTTCGACACTGAAAACGTAATTGCACCGCTGAATGCGAATGCCAATGCCGGCAATGAAGAGCTGAAAGGATATCAGGTGGCTGCATATATTGCGGGTATTGTAGCTGCGACTCCTGCGAACCAGTCCGTGACACACGCTACTCTTAGCAGATACAGCGTTCTGAATGAAATCCTTACAAATACAGAGATGGAAGTAGCTGAAGAAAAAGGCTGTCTGGTCCTCTCTACGGCTTCTGATGGGGCTGTATGGCTTGACAATGGTGTTAATACCTTGGTTCATCCGGATGCCAACCACGACAGTGGATGGAAGAAAATCCGTAGAACAAAGACCCGTTATGAACTTCTGAACAGAGCAAATGCAGCAGCTGACGCACTGGTTGGAAAGGTTGATAACGATACAAACGGAAGAGCCACTATCATGGCAGCTATCCAGGGTATCTGCAATGCCATGGAGGCAGAAGGAAAGATCCAGTACGGCAATGTAACTGAATCTACAACTGTTACTACTGATGGAGATACCTGTGGATTTGATATCGAAGTGATCGATCTGGATTCTGCAGAGCACATCTATCTGAATTACTACTTCCAGTTCAGCACTATTGTTGCTGCATCTGGTGAATAAGAAAAGGAGGAATAAATAATGCTGAATAAAAGTGCGGATACTGATGCCAGACACAGCAGATCTGGCAAAGATGCGATGCTTTATAACTCTGCTGGAAAACCATTTGCACAGGTTGAAAGTTTCACTACTAAAGGTTCATTTAATAACTACAAATATGCGCCTCTTGGCCAGAACAGAGAGCTTGAGGTTAATGGAACCGTAGGAGTTACCGTAAACATTTCCGAAATCGTAGTTCTTGATGGTGAGCTGTTTAATGCGGTTATCAATGCTATTGCAAACGGAGAATCTCCTGTTCTGATGTTTACAGGAGTTATCGAAGGAAGAAATGGATCACAGGAACGTGTGACCTACAGAGAGTGTATCCTTTCCGGAGACAGCGATATCCAGAACGTAGCTACAGGCGATGTGCTGAAAAGATCTTTTGCCCTGCACTGCAATGGCAAGGTTGAGAATAAGAGCAAACTGACAATCTGATTTCTATTAAGAGGGGCTGGGCATCAGCCCCTCGTTTTTAACAGGAGGAAAAGAAATGGCAAATAAAGACTTTATGGATCCGGAATTAACTGAGGAAGAGAAAAGAGAAACTATCCTTGCAAACGAGGATGATTATCTGGAAGGATTATTGGCAGCTGCTGATAATGCAGCAAATGACACAAAGAAGATCGAGATCATTCGTAACGAACGGAAGTATTTCTCCTTCAGTATTCATTCGCTGACTGATGAAATGTTAAAAGATATTCGAAAAAAATACACAAAATATACAAAGAATCGCCGCCAGGGCATCCGGGTTGCGGACGAACTGGATATGCCAAAGTACAGGGCTTCCGTGATCTACAACTCTACTACGGAAGAAGACAAGGCCAAACTGTGGGATAATCCGGCTGTCAAAAAGGGCCTGGAAGCAAAAGGCATCTGTATTATCAATGCTCTCGATGTAATTGACGCTGTTCTCCTTCCGGGAGAAAAAGACCGCATTATGGAGATTATTGATGATGTTAATGGTTTCAATAATGAAGAAGTGAAGGCTGAAACTGCAAAAAACTGATTATGGCCGGTGGAAAGTCAACAACGCCAAGGTTTATTGCCGAGTGAAGTAATGAGTCTGCCCTCTGGAGAGAGGGCTTTTCTTTTTGCTTCAACCAGGCTATGGATCGAGGCGAATACGAAAAAGGGGTGACATGGTAAATGGGAGAAACAATTAGAATTGAAATTCCTGTATCTGTGAATGATAATACAGACCCTGGCCTATCAAATATCACGAATAAGATGAACACCCTGGCCACTGCCGCCCAGAAGGTAAATCGGATCCTGTCATCTGGATTAAAAACCAGAGGGATTGAACGAACAGCAGAGAGAGTGGAACGAACGCTTGGACGTGAGCACTCTATTGAAGTTTCGGCAGATGACAATGCCACTCCGGTTCTTTCAAGAGTCGAAGATGCAGCTGAAAGAGTAGGAGGAATTTCAGCAGATATTGAGATAGGAGCAAACGACAATGCTACTGCCGAAATATCTGGTGTCGAGGATGCAGCAGTAACCCTTGACGGAACAAGTACTGATGTAGAACTGGGGGCGGATGATAATGCCACCGGGGTGGTAAATAGTGTTGGAGATTCACTGTCTGTTCTAAACGGAAATGAAGCGGTAGTAGAGCTTACTGCGGACGACAATGCTACGATGCAAATTATGGATGTGGAGGATGCACTGGCCGCCTTGAATGGTGAAGTGGCTGTGGCCTCAGTGGAAGCTGATGATACAGCCACGGAGATAATCCGAAGTGCCGAAGATGCAGTGGCCACATTCGATGGAACTTCCGGGACAGCGGAACTGGGGGCAGATGATAATGCAAGTCCGATCATCGACGATGTGAGGGACAAAGCAAAAGCCTGGGACGGAAGCGTTTTTACGGCAACTATGAGTATAGTAGATGCTGCTACTGCTCCAATGGGAGCGGTTTTAAATGCTGCAAAGAATCCAATAGCACAGGGCGCAACATTCCTTGGAGTGAGCGCAGGACTGGCTGATACTGTGAATACATACAAAGGGTTTGAGAGTATGATGTCGCAGGTCCAGGCTATATCTGGCGCTGCAGGGAAAGAGTTTGATGATCTGACCGCAAAAGCACAGGAAATGGGTGCAACTACGAAGTTTACTGCTACTGAAGCGGCTCAGGCATTTAATTACATGGCTATGGCAGGTTGGAAACCAGAACAAATGACCGCTGGTATATCCGGTATTATGAGCCTGGCAGCAGCTTCCGGCGAAGATCTGGCAAGCACCTCGGATATTGTTACGGATGCTTTGACAGCTTTTGGACTGAAAGCAAGAGATGCCGGTCATTTCTCGGATGTCCTTGCAAAGGCGTCCGCTAGTTCGAATACAAACGTAGGCATGCTGGGTGAATCATTCAAATATGTTGCCCCGGTAGCAGGAGCCATGAAATATAGCGTCGAAGATACTTCTTTGGCATTAGGACTTATGGCTAACAGTTCAATTAAAGGAAGCATGGCCGGTACAGCCTTAAAGACGTCCCTGGCTAACATGGCAGCACCAACTAACAGCATGGCAGAGGCTATGGACAAATATGGTATTAGCCTGACCGACAGCTCAGGAAACATGAAAACACTGAAAGGTGTCATGGATAATTTGCGAAGCAGTTTAGGAGGTCTTTCTGAAACTGAACAGACAGCGGCGGCATCCACCATTTTCGGAAAAGAGGCTATGAGCGGTATGCTTGCTATCATCAATGCTTCAGAACAGGATTATAACGATCTTTCCAACGCTATCGGAAATTCAAAAGATGCAGCACAGGATATGGCTGACACCATGTTGGACAACCTGGCAGGCTCTATGACTCTTATGCAGTCGGCTGTAGAGGGTGTTCAGAACAGTTTTGGACAGAGACTTACTCCTTATGTCAGAGGATTCGTTGATTCCATTACGGACGCAATGCCGGCTGTGACGGTTGCTCTGAATGATTTTATGGACACTGTGGACAAAAAAGCAGCACACATGAAGACAGTTATCGGGACCATGACGGCATCTGATGAGTGGCAGAATGCGGATATGTTCGGAAAGATGGATATTGCATGGGATACTCTTATCGGTCAGCCTTTTGCCGACTGGATTAGCGGAGATGGGAAACATCTGATTTCTTCCGGCCTCGGAACATTATTCTCTAGCGCGTCTGCTATTCTTCCGGGAGGAAAGAAAGCAGGCCTTTCTTCTGTGCTCAGCTCTATGCTGATCGCTAAAGGAGCAACTGGGCTTCTTGGAAATGCAAAGAATATTGCGACCACCTTACAGCCTATCGGAAATGCTATTAAAAGCATTGGACTTGCAGCACAGACAGCGCCAAGTGTTGGAGCGTTCATAAGTGATCTGGGAGCAATGGTTCCGACAGCGGCGAAATTCGGACTTGCGGCAGCGGCAGTAACAGCGGCAGTAGTTGGAATTGGTGTTGCAGTAGACAACTATAACCAGAAAGCTTTGAACAGTAATCTGGAAGAACATTTTGGAAACATCAAACTATCGGCTCAGGAAGTGCAGGACATTGCTTCTGGAATTCTTGATCAGAAGTACCTGGCCAATGTGGAAGTTGCCTTAAATGAGGTAAAGAACGCTGATAAGCTTCGAGAAGATGCCCAGAAGGCGCTGGAATCCAATGACGTTCTGGAGTTTAAGAGCAGAGTTGGTATTAAACTTACGACTGAAGAACAGGAAGATTACACAAGTAATATCGAAACTTTTGTTAAGAGCAAGATTGAAGAACTGGAAAGTCGGACGTTTGCAGCGCATATCCACGTTCAGACGTATCTCGGAGGTACGGAAGAGGGACAGACATTAGCCCAGAACATCGAGAAATGGGCTACAGCGGATTATGTTGAATTGGATGGATTATCTAGCCAGTTATCACAAAAGGTCTCTGAGGCACTGAAAGATGGAATCATAGATGCAGATGAAGAAGGCGCCATCAGTGCTTTGCAGGAAAAAATGAACAGCATAACTGCCCGGTGGAAGGAATCGGAAGCACAGGCAAAATGGGACTGGATAAATCAGGAATACGGGAGCTTGAATGCAGCTGATCTGGAAAGTGGCTCATTCACTGACTTACTGGGAGCAATGAGAGATCAGAGGCAATCGGCAAAGGAAAGTGTACAGGCAGATGTTGAGCAGTGGTATTCAGAGCTTAATTCGATGGAATCAGCCGGAAGAATCACATCTGCTCAGAATAAGCAGTATCACGAAATGACTGGTTGGTATGTAAAAGGACAGGAAGGAAACGAACTGTCTAAGAGCTTACAGCTTGGTTCGAACACTTTGAATTCTGCATATGCTGAGAAGATTCAGAGCAACAGGCAGAGCCTTGCGGAAAATACGCAGTATACAATTAACACGGCGCAAAGCCAACTGGAGCAGTTGCTACAACTCGAACATCCAGAAGAAGGAAATGTTTCTGCACTGACCAGTGCATTGATGTACGGATTCAATGAGTTTGGAAACGGAAAGGTTGCTGGTGTAGGACCCGTAATAGATAAAGATCAGAATGCTTTGAGTACCATGTATGAGAGCATGAAACCTGATGTAACACAGATGCAGGGCCTAATTGACGATTACCGGGAAGCGGGGAAAGCAGTTCCGCAAAGCCTTATGGATTCATTTAATGATGCTATTGAGGTTGGAGCAGCTGCTGGCGATACGTCTGCAACATGGCAGAACTATGCTAATCAGATCTGGAAGAATGGAAGTGATGAATTAAAAGCATCACTTACGGATCCGAGCAATCCAATGTATGAAACGGTCCGCAGTCAGTTGCCTCCTGAACTTGCAGAAGCGATTGACAGGGCGGCGGCAGAGACTACAACTGATGATGTGACACTTGAAGGACTGAAAGCTTCTGTTGATGGAGACGTTGATATTGACAAAGATGCATGGACTTCAAAGCTGAATGAAGCTCTTGGTGACTTGGGTGAAACACAGGAGGTTACCGCTGATCATGTAAAGATTAAGGTTGATCAAGGCGATTGCCTGTGGGAAATTGGCAATGCTCTTGGAATTGACTGGCAGACCATTGCAGAACAGAACGGTATCGAAAGCCCGTATATTATTCACCCAGACCAGGAACTGACTATTTCCATGGATACGTTGACTGCAGAAGTTGACGGAGACAAGGCTCAGGCTGCTATCGAGCAGGCTATGTCGGCTCTGGATGCAGAAGGAGCAGAAATGTCTGTGACAGCAGAAGGAGTCAAAGTTGATCTGGCAGATGTAGAAGTGGATTCCGATACAGCGGCGGCTCAGATTGAGGCAGCTCTCGGCATGGAATCCGGGACACTTGCGGCAAATGGAATTGAAGTGCAGGCAGGCGCATCTGTTACTATCCCATCAGAACTGGTAACGGTGGATACATCTGGCATGCAGTCTGCAACCGAACAGGCAGCAGATGAAACGGAAACAGAGCCTATTGAGCAGGAAGCATCTGCAAATGTAAATGTCACAAATACAACGACCGACACCTCCGGAATGCAGGCACAGGCGGAAGAAGATGCAAAAGGTGCTGTAGGAGATGTACCAGTTGAAGGCAGTGCAAATGTTACCTTCTCAGGCACGACAACAGACACTTCTGGCGTTGTGGAGCAGGTAACAGCAGATATTGAGAGCGCAGTAAGTGATGTTCCGGCCAATGGTCATGCGAGCATCACGTTAGATCAGTCCAATAATGCGGCTGAGATTTATTCTCTCGCAACAGCTGATGTAGTATCTGCTTTCTCGGAGACAATTCCAGCAGACGGACATGTTGATGTCACACTTGACCAGACGAATAATGCGGCAGCTATTTACTCAGAATGTGCCGGACAGGTACAAAGCACATTCTCACAGGGCTTCACTGCATCTGCAGATGTTGCGGTTACATTGAACTGGCATATTACGAATCCATCAGCTAGCATTTCCACATCAAGTAGCGGATCATCTGTATCAGCCACTATAGCTGGGCACGCTTCAGGCGGTGAAGTCGGATTGAATGGAGCTGAGCTGTCGTGGGTAGGTGAGGAAGGATTGGAATATATCATTCCTACAGTGCCGGCCAGACGGCAGAGAGGTATTGAATTGTGGAAATCCGCAGGACGGACACTGGGAGTTCTTGGTCCTGATGATGAGGTATCAGCACATGCGAGCGGAGGAATCGTTGGCAAAGAAGTATCAAACACGATACCTTATTTCGACACAGATTCCAGTTCACAAGATTCTGAAAAAACAGAGAAAGAAACTGTGCCAACGAATGTAGTGTCAGACAAATCTGGCGTTGTGGTACAGGTTAACCTCTCCCCGCAGTTCAATATATCAGATACAAATGACAGTGATGTTATTCGGCTCATCAAAGCGCATATCAAGGAGCTGGCTGACGATCTTGGAAGCGAAATTGCAACAATGCTCAGCGAAGCTTATGAGAATACGCCTGTTACAACATAAGGAGGGAACATGGGAGCGATATTAAAAGAATTGCATAATTCGGCATCGAAGTTCCAGTTCCCTTCGATGCCAAAAGATGATGTTGATGTAAAAAGAGAAACAGCATATCAGGAATATAACATTCTTGGAAAAGGAAAAATGAGTTACCCATCTGGTATGGGTACTCAGATTATAAAATGGTCTGGATATTTCTGGGGGGCAGGCAGAAAAAAGCTTGCCTCCGTAAACCAGAAATGGATAGCGCCAAAAACCTGCGCCAGCAAACTGAAAAGCTGGCAGACAAAAAAGACACCTTTAAATCTGGTGGTTTCTGAAGCTGGTATCAATGAAGATGTTACTATCAAATCTTTTGAGTATAAGCCTTTTGGCGGACATGGGGACTATTCGTACGAGATATCTTTTGTTCCATATGTCGAGATGAAGATTTATACAACAAAGGAACTGGGGACTAAGAAAAAAGCTAAAAAGAAAAAGAAAACCACTAGGCCAAGTACCAAGAAATCTACTAAAAAGAAAAAGACCTACAGGATTGTCCGAGGCGATACGCTTTGCGGAATATCTCGTAAGAAATATAAAACTGAATCAAAGTGGAGAAATATCTACAATGCCAATAAGAAGGTTATTGAAGCGGCTGCTAAGAAACATGGCCGGCGCAATAGCGACAACGGACATTGGATATATCCAGGAACAGTACTGACTTTACCATAAGGAGGCGAGAGTATTGATAAATCCAATGAAATATAAATACCTCGTGGCCATTATGACTGCAGATAAAAAGGCTTACGACATCACGCAATTTGTCGAAGATGTATCCTGGGAAGAGGGAGAGAACCAGCTTGCGGCCAGAATTAGTTTTTCGGCCAAGAACGATAAAACTTCAAAGGGAAGAATTTCTTCTCTTGCCAAGCCTGGGTGTTATGCAGCGCTTTTGTATTCCTATAATGGCGGCAAAAATGCCGAAGCAACCAGAGGGAAAATAGTTGAATGGAATCCTTCAGCGAGAACATCCGGAGAGAAGTTTAAGGTAAAGGCATACGATGTTCTATATGATCTGCAGGAATCACAAGATCATGTATATTTTTCAGCCGGCGTAAAGACAAAGTCAGCCATAGTCCAAGTGCTGAAACGCTGGGGCATAAAGGTCACATCTTACAGCGGACCAAATGTGAAACATGGGAAACTGGCTTATAAGTCTGAAAAGCTTGGAACAGTGGTTGTGAAAATCCTCAAGGAAGCCAAAAAGAAAGGCGGCATTGAGGCATGTCTGCGGGCTGTGAAAATGAATGTGACCGTAGTTGGTTTTGGAACAAATAAAACAGTATATCATTTTGAAGAAACACAGCATCTTACAGAAGTAAACCATAAGATCAGCACTACCGGGATGGTTACAAGGGTAAAAATCATCGGAAAAGCAAATGATGATGGATGCTCACCTGTTGAGGCTACAGTTGATGGAAAGACAAGCTACGGAATCCGCCAGAAGATTGTTTCCAGAGGAACCAATGACACATTAGATGCGGCAAAAAAAGAAGCGAGAGAGATTCTTGCAGATGATGGCAAACCAAAGGAAGAAATCACGATAAAACTTCCGGATATTCCTATCATTCGGAAGGGTGACAAGATTCATCTAAAAACAGCTTCAATAAGCGCTGGGTATTATATCGTAATATCCGCTACGCATGATGTAGATAAAATGCTTATGACACTGGGATTGAAAAAAGCACCGGCAGCAAAAAAGAGCAGTGGGAATAAAAAAACAAAAGCAAAATCATATGATGTTGGGGACATTGTTAATTTCCATGGCG